AACAGTTCGCTTCTATCCACGCAAGTCTAGTTTGTATTTCTCTAACTACATTCAAATCTTGGTTTTGGTCTATAAGTTGTGTTTCAAGACGAATAATTTGTTGTTTGATATCTTCCCATTCCCATTTTTCAATTTGAACATATTGATTAGTGTCATTGGTTATTTCTAATTTCTGCACTTTTTCAAACAGAACAGCTATGTCCCCTTGTACAAATGTACTTTCTTTTAACATCTCAAAATCTACTTCTACCTGGTTCATTCTGTCATCTATACCTTGTAGTGTATTAACTATCTCACTAGCAGTAGATAAACCTGCACCAACAGAACCCATAAGCGCTATAGCTGTAGCTATTAAACCTAAATTATCTTTTATCTTGTTAATCATTACATCATTAAGCTACCAACAATTAATATAACTGTGGCAACTAATCCTATTACTTTATAAAATTCTGATTTATCTAACTTCTCATCTAGCTTTTTGTCGATGTCATCTAACTTTTCAAAAATCATTTTGTTAAGTTCTTTCTGTGTAAAGCCATTAGAAGTACTCATTACGGTAGATCATCTTGGGACATGAAGTCCCATTCCTTGTCGTACATACGATTATTTAAGTCCCATTGACTTACTCTTTTAATAAAGTGTAGAGTTTCTTTTAAAAAATAACCTAATAAAAATCCTATTAAATAATCCATAGAGGTCATTATAACAGAGTACTTTTATTTTTTAGTCCTGTAGTTTACATCTGAAGAAAATAACTCAAAAAAATCTTCGTGTATTTCATCATAATCTTTTTGTGTACCTTCTTTTATTATTAGATCTATGGGATCTTCTCTTTTGTAAACAAGACAATGTATTAAAGGTGTACCTGCTTGCATAACAAAATTTTCTGATAATATTTCAAATGGAAATGCAACATATCCCCACTTGTCTGCTTCAACAATACCTGGCAAACATCTTATATCTTTACGAAAATGATAAAACGGATCACTATATTTAATGTTATAACCTTCAGGTACAATAATCTTATAAGGTAAAGAAAGTTTTAATATTTTATTAGCAACTGTTGTGTTTAAATCCATTCCTTTTATTTGATACGGTTGGTGAGTATCTATGTGTTGTTCTACATCTTCTCCTGTAGCAACTGCTATTCCAAAATGCCAATTCTGTTGTATTGTTACACCTCTATTATTTTTAATGGAAGTAAATTCAAATCTACTCCACATAGGTATTACAAATCCTGTAGTCAGTTCATCTTGTATAGCGGGACATTTTTTTGCTGTCTTACCTTTTAAACCGTTATCCAATATTTCTGCTCTTGATAATTTTTTATACCAGTCTGGCAATATTTTATTAGCAGGAATAGGAGGAGTTAATTTTAATACAGGTTCGTATTTTTTATTTTTTGCTACAAACTCAACTTTCATTATTGTGTTCCTTTCAATTTACTAACTGTATATTTAAATGCGCCATTTAATGTTATATAATATTTTTTAAATCTTTGTATATATTTTTTATTTGTATTCATATTAACAATATTTAATTCATATTTTTGTCGTTTGTAAGGTACGTATATAGCTAGTGGTGTGCCTTGTCTAATTAATATTTCTTTATCGCTTGTTGTTATTATTAATTGCAAGTTAACTTCGTGTATTTTGTCTGTGTCAAATATACCATAAGGTACATACCAATCATCATTATAAGAATATGGATACGACATCTGCATACAACTGTAACCATTGTCAGTAAATATTGTGTACGGCAAGTGCATTTTTAATATGATTTTGTCTTGTGCGTTATTAGGTAAATGATCTACCATTTGATTTTTACTATGTGATACTATAACTTCTGTTCTATCAAACATTGTGTTCCATAAATAAGATACTTCCCACACATAAGTTTGTGTTTTATCATCATACTTTATGAGTATGTCAGTAGGTGCGTATATAACATAACCGTTGTTAAACACATTTACAAAACTAGAACAAGATTTAATAGTCTTTGTCGTGCTTAAATATTTTAAAGGATAATCTTTTTTAATATTCGCAGGTACTTTTTTATACCAATCAGGTATTTGTTTAGATATGTGTTGTGGGTGTATAGATTTTCATAAGTTCCCCTTATGTTTTGTTGATTAATAGTTTGGAAATTGTGGAAGCTGGCGCGCTTCCGTGATCTGTTGAGTGTGGTCTTCAAGGTTAGCGTTACACCACCTCTCGACCTCAGTATATTCTGGGCCGATTTCTGAAGCCTTGACAAGCCTTGTCTGCTGATATGGTGAGAGCGTTCTGACTTCCTCAATGCATTGATCGACCGGAGTATTAAAGCTCATGAGCCATAGAGCAAAAGCAAACATGAAGCTGAAGAAGACAGTAGTATAGATGATATCGTGGTACAGGTTTTGGTCCACAAAGTGTCCTTTGTGATGGTGACCGTGTTGATCATACCAACCAATGCGTTTGCCGAGTCGGTCATACTCGTAACCAGAGATAAGTAGTTTACTCACAGCTCCACACACAACGGTCTAACCAGTCCGCGTCCTTTAAGTCGATTGGTTCGAAACGTTCAAGCTTGCTAGCGATGATTTCCTTAGCTAGCCTTTTAGCTTTCCATAGAGATCTACTGGCACCATCTCTCTGTATGTAAAAAATATGACGCTCGCCTTTCATGATTAAGACATACTGATAAAGTACGCCCCTACGCATTATATAATCATTGTCTGATGGCTCACCACTGTATGGACTGCATGGTAGATACTTTTTTTTCTGAATGCCTCCAACCATGACACCATTACAGAAGATGAAAATATGGTCTTGATGTATAAATCTTACTGAATGTTTCATTTTAACCTCTGAAGTCAGTAGAGATATAGGTTGATCCGGTCATGTAGCTTGAAGCCACTGCTAGTTTGTGAGCCAGCTCTTCACTTGGTGTTCTTCGGCCATGTATGATCGCGCTGAGGTAGTGATAATCACACCCCACATGAGCAGCCAAGGCTTTTAGTTTTACTCTCTCTTTGAGTAGCTTTCTCTTCTCCTCAGTCATCTCTTAATCTCCCATCCAATCCACTGGTTCATCTCTCTGTCATGCTCTTCGAGATATTGATCATAGTCATCAAGATCTTCATATTGCTCTGACTCATCCTCGATATCTCCCTCTTCCCATGGGTCATATTCAGTATCGTAGTCACTCATTACTGCCCCTTTCTGTGTGTTGTTGTTGTGAGCATGAAAGTCTTTATGCATAAGTTTTGTTGTCCTGTCAAAGAAAACTTGTACATGATTAAAAAAAGATGTACATAGGATTATCTCTACTCACTACACGAAAGGGGAAAACATGAAAGAAGTGGAGTTAAGACGCGCCATAATGCGCTTGAGAGGATTAAAGCCCAATGACAAGCTTGTCCTGTTAGGGATTAAGGATTGCGTCAACTGGGAGACCATGTGTGGAATGGTTACAGCTGTTCAGCTAAGTGAGACCTTGGGAATGCCTCAGAGATCAGTTAGTCGAGCACTTAAGAGTCTTCATGAGCTGGGCTTCATTCGTCGCCATATGCGCTCAACTTGTATTAATACTGATCTCATCCTCAACACTGACAAACTGACAGAGAAGTCTGACAAACTGACAGAGAAGTCTGACAAACTGACAGAGTTAAGTGATCCAATAAGTGAGAGGTCAGAATGTCAGAGTGAAGAGTCAGAATGTCAGAGTAGCACTGACAATATGACCTCAAAGTCTGACAGTGTGACAGACATAACAATATCTACAATTACTCTTCAACCTTCTATCAATAAAGAAGCGCGCGCTCCTGAGGATGAACCAACCGACTGGGCAGCTAGGATGGAAGAGGAGAAACAGAAGGAGAGAGAGTACTACCGAACCAGACCACCTAAGAGACCTCAGCTCAACAAGATGCAGCTTACTCTCATCGATGGGGCGATCATGACTGGGCAAATAGCTGATACCATCTATGCTCGAAACCAGTACGCAGTGAAAATGTTTGGGATTGAGTTACTCGAGGTTCAAGAGCGAAGAAGAAGAAAGAGAGCAGGATTATGAAAAGACTTGGAGACAGTTTACAACTCAACTCAATGCTTCATCAGCTCAAAGCTAGACAAGCCTCAAGGCCGGCTGAGTACAGACATGATGAAAGCTTTCTTGACTTCTCTACACTCCATCCATGCAATCTTGAGAAAGAAGGTTGGCTTGAGCCCACGGCGGCATACCTCACCCCTAAAGAGGTTCCGTACTGCGGAAGGTGTCAAGATGGCTATCTCTTCACCATCGATGAGCTCAGGAGACAAACGGCCCACGTTTGCCAGTATTGCGAGGTCACCAGAAGACACTTCAAGCGACTGGCCAAGCTTCAACTTCCCTCAGATGCTTATGGGATGCACTGGGGTACTTATGAGTGGGATACTCTAGTCCTCAAGGGCTCAGTGGAAGAGATGACCACGTGGGCCAGATCTAGAGAAGGTCGATCCCACGTGGCTCCAAGCATTCTAGTCTATGGGCCCCCAGGCAATGGGAAGACCTCTCTGCTTTACTGCCTCGCTCGAGATCTGGTTTGGCAAGGTCAGCGCGTGATGTTCACCACTCATAGCCGCTTAATGGATCAGATCAAGCGGAGCTTTAATGGTAACAAAGATCCCCTCGAGCGGTGGCTAGATAATACTGACGTTTTGCTCTTCGATGAGCTCGGCGGCATTGGCGGCGGTGGAAACTGGACAGAGTGGTACCAAGCCCAATCCATCGAGATCATCGGCCGAATATATGAACGTTGGGCCAGTGGTCAGCTCATGGTGGGCATGACCACAAATCTACCACCGGCGGGTATCGCTCAGCTCTTCAGGCGTAATCGAGCAGTCATGAGCAGACTTCAAGCCATTTTCGTTGAACCTCTCGAGATGAGAGGGAGAGATAGGCGAGCTCAACAAGACTTGACGATGTGGGGATTATAAGGGCATTCTGATCAACCCGAGACTTTCAGAACCTTTGCCCTGTTGACGCTACAAAGATTTTAATCGTCTCGGCTAGATTAACTGTTTACATCGTAAACAACTTATGGTGAAGTAGATACGTGGCCCACGTTTTACACATCCAATTTGAAAGCACTTCTTGGAGGGCCACACCAATCTTTAAGGGATGATCATGACTAAGAAAATCATATCAGCGCGATTACCTGAAATAACGATTGAGCGACTACAGGAAATCAGCCGTGCAGAGGATAGAACAGTATCATGGTTGATCTATTATGCGGTTAGTAGACTGATCAGAGACTACCAAACCATGGGCATTATCACCGGCGCTAAGAAGGATCCACAATGATTAATCGTTACGCAGTCGAGGGCAATCTCGGCAAAGACCCAGAGCTCAAGACCACTTCCACCGGTCAACAGTACGCTATATTTACCTTGGCTTGGTCGGAGAGCTACACAGATCGAACTGGAGCCAAACAGACCAACACTGAATGGTTTTCAGTCAAGGTGTGGGGCAAACTGGCCAACAACGCAATGAAGCTGGTGAAAGGCGATCTTGTCTACGTTGAGGGTAAGTGGCGATCATATCAGAATGATGGGACTCGATATCATGAGGTTGTAGCTACCCACGTTCGAAAGATGAGGATGCTCACCACTGAAGAGGGGCCACACCCGAGCGAGCTGCTACCACCAGAACAGAGCCCTTGGAACTCACAACCACAACCAGTCAGCCCATGGGATAAGCCGTGGAACTGACTTTAACAAAATAAAAGCCCGTTTCATGCGACTAACACAACACGGGCTTTCAGGAGCGAAAATGAATATATCAAGTTTTAAAAAAAATGCAGCACCTTATGGCTGGCGATGGTCTGACGATGAAACTCGTGAGTTAGTGCCAGTCTGTGAGGAGCAGGAAGTTCTCAACATCATGATGGAGTTGAGAAGCCTCGGCGAGACATACCAGAGCATCTCAGACGAACTGGAGAGAAGACGCTTGCTTAAAGGGAATAATCACAGCAAAGACCTTCAGGAGCAAAAATGAATATAAAGCATTCAAAAGAAAGTGTTCCTCCATTTGGGTGGAAATGGGTCTATGTTGATGGAGAAAGACAATTGGATCCTGTCGATGTTGAACAGAGAGCTCTTATTGCGCTGATCAGACTAAGAAGCTTAGGCGAGACCTGCCAATCTATCGCTGACAAGCTTGTCGAAGAGGGAGTATTAAGCAAGACGGGGGAAAGGTTCTGGTCTCCACAAACGATCGAAGACGCGCTAGCGTCTAGCGAGGCTATCCAACTAGCGAAAAGGTTTCAGCAATGAAGATCGTATGCATCAAAATTTACAATCCAGATTTTTAGTGAGGTCTATTCAATGGCGACACCTTACAAGATTTATGAATATTGGACTACAGTTGGCCACGCAAGGCTTAAGGAATTGCTCGGAGAGGTTCCAAGTCAATTACTCTACTTGGATACAGAATATCCCGAGTGTTTTGCATGTGGCAAGCCAGGAAGCACCGTGAAAAATCCAAGAAATGTAAGAGATTACTGGAACAAGTCCAAACGTCTGGAAAAGTGTCATATAATCCCAGCTTGCCTTGGAGGAAGTAATACAGTCGAAAATCTCGTTATGATGTGCCGAGATTGCAACATGAGCAACCCAGAGACTAACCTAGAGCTTTACTTCTGGCTTTGGTTTAAGGCTAGAAAAAAAATGTTTGCAATGTTTGGTATTGATGACTGGGTGTATGAAACCGTGAAGACGCTTTGTAATGATGTTGAGTTTAGTCTCACATGCGAAGAGCTAACTCAAATTGTTGACGCAAACGTAAAGGCAGCTATATCGAACTTAAGTCTTGATCAAAATGGAGAGTCAAGAGGTCGAGATAACATTACAAATGGGACAAGGGCAGCTATCTTAATTGAATCAACTAAAAGAGTTATACAAGACATAAACTCAGTTAATCCAAGCCTGCAGCTGCAAGCATATTAAAGGAAACTTAAAAAGCCCACCTTGCGGAGTACGTCACAAGGTGGGCAGGAGTGCATTAAATGAATACTACACTAAACACGCCAAGCCAAACTAAAGCGGCGTTTCTTTTCTATCTGGCAAGGGCTTAAGGGATATAATATGAGACAGGGTGATACTAGCCAACGCGCGCGCGAAGATGACGATCATGGGCTTACTGTACTCATGAACCTGCTAAGAATGCTCATAGTTAAGAATGATTATGAGCCACTCTCTAACCCAGAATGGCTACTATTCCAATCAGTCACTGATACATTACTGAAAGCGAGGAAGCATGCCACCGAAGAGGAAGAAGAGAGCGCCGACTAAAGAGAAGGTACTCGAGAACCTGAGAGAAGGGATGACCAGAGCAGCAGCAGCCACTCAATCAGGCATCTCGAAAGCCACTTTTTATCGTTGGATGGATGCAGACGAAGAGTTTCGTGAGGACGTTGAAGCGGCTGTTGATTTTGCCGAAGCCGTGATGGTCAGCCAGATCAAAACCATGGGTCACAGTCGCGACGACTGGCGCGCCATCGCTTGGTTGCTTGAGCGACGCTTCCCTGATCGATGGGGATTAAAACGCGAAGTGGAGGTTGCAGTATCCCAAAAGAGCGACGGAATAGCGGAAGTTAAGGCGATGATTGAACAAACAACTCCTCTTGTCATCCAAGCCCAACAAGAGCTGAGCTCAGATGAACAAGAAGAGTAAACCCAATCACGATGAGTAAACTAGAACTGAATGAGCTTCAACGCAATATCATCTCAAGGATAAGGCTTGAGGATAAGATCATCGCGGCGCGTTGTGGGTGGGGTTCTGGTAAGACCTCGGCGCTTGTCTTCGCGCTGTTGTTCATAAGTAAGATCCGGCCTAACTCATCTTCTCTTCTGGTGACCGACACTAACCCGCGTTATAACTCCGTTCTCATGCCAGAGATGGAGAAGTGGCTTGGCCCTCTTGGCTGGACATACAACCACACTCTTAGAAGGTGGGATGATCCACACTCAGGCTCTTCTGTCTGGTGTCGCTCGTACTATCGCCCAGGCACTAGAGACGCGACCCATAACCCACTCGAGGGGCTCAACATCACAAGCGGCGTTTGCCTCATTGATGAATGCCAAACACTCAGCGCTGAGGTTGCGCACAAAGCTCTTGGTCGTCTTCGCGCTGGGCCTACTCCTATCCTGTTACTCGTGGGTCTACCGGTCTCTGATGCGTGGTGGGTTCAGATGGCAGAGCAAGCTGGATGTACTCCACTGCTCTTTTCAAGTTACGTGAATGAAGCCAACCTCAGCTCTGAATGGTTCGAGGCGACGAAGCTACTACCCCATGAAGAGCGCGAAGCTATGGTGATGAATAAGCCACGGCCACCCACTGGGCTCATCTATCAGGAGTTCACCGAGAGCCATATTATCGATGGATGGGAATATAACGAGAGCATGACTGGACGCATCGCCATAGACTGGGGATTTAGAAAACCGAGCGTTTTGATCATGGCCTATGATGAGCAGCTCGGCGCCAGTGTAATCTGTGCTGAGATCAACCCAACTGAAGTGACAACCGAAGAGCTCGCCAGATTGATTTTATCAATCGCTTGGCCCAGATCGATGAAGGATAGCGCGCCATCTCCTAGAATATGGCTAGATCATGGAGTAGCAGACAAGGCCGGTAAAGCTCGCAATGACCAGACAGGCGCTAGTGCATTTAGAGCAATGAGAGCGGCTCCACCTCGAGGGCTAGGCATGGGGCTCAGAGCTACAACAGACCCAATCAAGACTGATGTATTGAACGGCATTCAACGACTCAAGCGCGCTTTCGCGTCTCGTAAATACCTCATCACTCGTGAAGTATGGGAAAGAGGAGAGCTGACAGCTAACAACTCTTTGCGAAAGGCCTTGATGAGTTATGGCTGGGACTCGAAAGAGCAACCCAAGAAGGATGGACGAGAAGACCCACTCGACGCGCTAAGATATGATTGTATCACTTGGAACTGGAACGATTTAGAGGTTGATGCACGGCGTTATGTAAGGCCAAGTATTGAGCGCAAGGTGAAAACAGGTGGATCAAAACTGAGGAGATTTTAATGAGTGAAAGAATAGCGCTATATGATGATGACATTGGAGAGGTTCTCTACATCGATCATATGGGGCACGACAAACGAATAGTTGACGCGGCGCGGGTGTCATTCGGTCGAGATCTCACCACTGAGGACTTCAGCGACCGAGACCGGAAGCTTTTAAAGTTTCTGATGAGAGAGAAACATACCTCACCCTTTGAGCACTGCTCTCTCACTCTGCGCTTGAAGGTGCCCTTGTTTGTCGCTCGCCAGATCATGAGACATAGAACATTCTCATACAATGAGATAAGCCGGCGATATACTGAGGTTGATATAAGCCTATTTGAGTTCAGTGACCTACGCTACCAGAGCAATCAAAACCTTCAATGCAGTGAGGGCCAGCTGGATGAATACGCCAGCTCACAAGCTCAAGAGCTCATGAGTGAGATAACCCAGTCATGTCTTATGGTCTATCGTACTCTGCTCGAGGTGGGTATTGCTCGAGAGCAAGCACGCGCCATTCTTCCTCAATCACTCTATACTGAGTTTTATATGTCGGGCAATCTGCTAAACTGGCTTAAGTTCATTGAGCTCCGAGATACAGAGCACGCACAACCTGAGACGCGGCGGGTTGCTCAAGCAGTTTTAACGTTACTCGATGATCTCTATCCTGTTACCATTCAGGCGTGGCGCGATCTTCGTTTATAGTATAGGTGTCTCATGCTTCCTAATCTCGACCATCTAACAGGAGACAAGTACATGATAAATCCTGATGATCTGAGAGACTGGAGTGAAGACATGGACGAGACCATTTGCGCTATATGCGGCTTGAGCTCTGAATGCGAATGCTTTGAGCATCCAGCTCATGATTGTGATGACGCTGAGTGTCAGTGTGGGCCAGACTGTATCTGTTGCGTCTTCGGAGATTGCTCTTGTGGAGTTCGTTGAACGCAAGCTGGCGATTGTCTTACTAGACTTAATCGGCTCCACTCGATTTGTTCAGCGTGTAGGAGCTCGCCGAGCTGCTGAATGGTTACAGTATCATGATCGATTGACGAGAAGCTTGATGTTCAAGTTTCAAGGTCGAGAGATAGATAGAAGTGATGGCTTCCTCTTGAGCTTTGAGCGTCCCATTGACGCGGTAAACTTCGCGCTTCTCTATCAGGCGAGCATACCAGCCAAAACCCGACTCGATACCCGAATAGGGATACACTGGGATGTTGTCGTCGAGGTTAAACAGGATGAGATATTTACCCTAGGTGGGGCCAAGTCTGTTGAGCTCGAGGGACTAGGCAAGAACATTGCGGCGCGTACTATGTCACTCTGTCAGGCTGGCCAAGTGCTACTCACCGAAGAAGCCTTCCAGGCTGTTAAGAACAGAACTAACCACTGGACACCACCAAAGACGCGGTATGTATGCGTGGGTCTATATAAGTTCAAGGGAGTAAGTGAGCCTCAAGTTATCTATGCGGTAGGCCAGACCATCGAGAGCTTACAGCCACCACCGAGTAGTGAGAAGGTAAAGCGGCTTGGAGGCCCTAAGAGAGTTAGAAGCCGCGCTCGAGATAGGCGTTTGATGGAGTGGGTAGTATGGCTCAACTGGAGACTATCCATATTGATCACCATTGCGTTTGTGGTGGATAGTTGGGAATGTCTCAGCAATCCCCTTTATAGAAAGTGGTGGGGTCTCGATGGCCTTTTTTGGTGGGTCGATTATCTCCAACCCATAATACAGGAGCTCAAGCAATGGATGAGGAAGTAAAGCCCAATAGAGACAAGGCAGCTGAACAGAAGGCCAAGCGCGGCTGGTGGTTTAGCGTCTTCTTCATGCTCATGGTGATGGGTCTGATCCTCTTTCTGACCTACGTGAAGATTGTAGATGAAAATAGAGATGTACTTGTCGGGATACTCGGTATGATAACCGGATCGATTTCATCAATGATGGCTATAGCCAGCGGTAGAGACCCAAGTGAGATTGAAGAGATTAAAGAGAAGCTCAGCGCGGCCAATGCTGATCGAGCGGCCCTTATTGCTCGTCTTCGTGACTCACAGATACAGCTTCAACTGCTCAGAGATCAGAATAATGAGCTTCAGATGGCGATCATCGAAAAGCTCAGCATCTTCAAGAGCAGCCCCATCAAGACAAGATCACCTGATCAAGTGGTACTCTCACCAGAGGTGGAGGAGTGGTTGCCTCGAGTCGATAAATAGACTACAGTGACCTTGATCTGTTCCGGCCCCTTGAGTTTTTCCCCTTGCTCAAGGGGTCTTTTTTTATGCGCAGATAAACAAAAAGCCACCATGAAAACATGATGGCCCTTGTCTCTAGATCCCACCCATAGCGATAAAAGATCCAGACGCTGCTCACCCTCCAAAAGGGATCACCACCATAAGTCAGATGATAAGGCTAGGCAAGCTCAAAAAGACTACATTGATAAAATCAATATTAAGAGTATATAATCCAGCGCGTGATTGATTTTATCAATAAGGCTAGCCATGACAGAGACTAAGCGTGATCTAAAACATATGAGGGCTTTGAGTCCTAGGTTTGGCGCTCGGGGTATCTCTGGCACTCAGCTTAGCGGTGGAGTCATCAGCGGCAAGGAGCAAAACCCAAAGCTGACCGGCCTTTCTTGGGTTCAAGAGGCTGAGGAGATGTTGAGGACTGACCCCATAGTTAGGCGATCTTGGCACATGCTAAGGCAGACGCTACTCAGCGCGAGCTGGCGCTTTGAAGCTGGCGTAGAGGGTGACCTAGTAGCCGAAGAGCTCGCACGCTTCGCCAATGAGTGTTTTGGCTTTGACGGTTACGCTGGCCAGATGACTATGAGTTGGGAAGAACAGCTCAGTTATCTATTTGAGTTTGTGCCGCTTGGGTATCGATACGCTGAAGAGATTTACAGGGTCGGCCCAGATAGCAACGGTAAAATCAAAGTATGGCTTGATCATTATGCCGACAGGGAGCCCTCAGCCCATCAGCGTTGGTTATCCAGAGATAATCAGCATCTGGATGGAGTTCTACAGAATACAGTAGGTCTCACTTACACTCCTGAGCCTATCCCTGCACATAAGCTTCTATTGTTGACCCTCAATAGAACTGGATCAAACTTTGAGGGTGTGGGGATGCTTCGGCCGGTTTGGTGGTGGTGGCGAACTAAACAACGGGTCGCAAATCTGATGTGTGTTGGCCTTGATCGATGGGCAGTCCCAACACCTAAAGTCAAAGTCGACCGCTCACAGGCTGAGATGCTCGGCCTTACAGATGGTGACATTGATGTGATGATCAATGATGCAGAGGCTCAAGCCCAAGCGTTTATCTCTGCTGAGCAATCCTACCTTGTGGAGAATGCGGCTGTTAGTTTCGACACATACGCGGCTCAGCCTAACCTGTACGCTGATGGGCCCATCTCGATCATAACAAAATGCGACTCTCAGATCGCGGCGGCCTTCCTGACTCAGTTTGCAGATCTGGGCAATACAGAAACCGGTGCTCGATCAGTTGGAGAGATCCACTTATCAGTATTCAGGAGAGCAGCTATCAATCTATGTGATCTAGTAGCTTCTCAGGTCTCCGGTATGGATAGACGCGGCGGCGGGACGATTGGACGATTGATCAAGTTTAACTATGGGCCAGTTGATCCCTCTAAGTTACCTCGGCTTACTCATACTGGCCTTGACACTGATGACCTAGCTGACTCTATGGCCATGCTTCCTCAGCTGGTGCAAGCTGGCCTTCTCACTCCAGACAATGAGCTAGAGCGAGCACTAAGAGAGCGTCTTGGAGCTGGTGACCTGCCAGAAGAGGCTCAGCGTTCAGCCATAGAGAGAACGGCTCAAAGCTCTGGTGGTGGTGGCGTCCTCGGCCTTACTGAAGCTCTGATCAGGAGAAAGCGCAATGGCTAGGACTCAAGCCCAGACACCAGCACCGAAGCGAGATCAGATTGAGGGTAGCTCTAAGAACCCCAAGGGAAGCGCAAGCGGTTCTCGAGGTGGGATCAAGATTGGAGAAGCGGCCATCAAGTCTCTTGAGAACATGAGAGATAAGCACAATGAGAAATACAAGGCCAAGTCAAAGCGGGTTGACCTTGGCACGCTCAAAGCAGTCTTTAGACGTGGCGCGGGTGCATTCTCCACAAGTCATCGCCCAGGGATGAATAGAACACAATGGGCTCTTGCTCGTGTTAGAGCATTCTTAAAACTGGTTGGGACTGGTCAGCGTAAAGAGTCATACAATACAGACCTTGACCTATTACCTAAAGGCCACCCCCAGAGAACAGAGACTAAGAGTGAAGCGCTGGCAGTGTCTGACAAGTACAGCCATATAAACTTCACCCCACCTCAAGGGGCCCAAGACGCGGCTAAGCGTGCTCTCGAGGTGAGAGCAGATAAACCACCTTCTCAGCGTGGTATGACTCCGGTGGGCATAGCTCGAGCTCGTGACCTTGCCAACGGTCGGGCCATGAGTCCTGAGACCGTCAAGCGGATGCTGGCGTACTTCACCCGTCATGAGGTCGATAAACAAGGTTCCACGTGGAACAAACAGGGTAAGGGCTGGCAGGCGTGGCAGGGCTGGGGCGGTGATGCTGGCTTCGCTTGGGCTCGAAAGGTTGTGAGACAGATGAATGCAGCAGACAACAAAGGCCAAGCCTTAAGGGCTTATGGTGAAGCCATCCAGTTAAGCGCTCTACCTGATTATGAGGTTCCAGAGGGCTTGACCGTTGGTAAACCTTTTAAGACTCTAGCGCTTGGCCAAGTCTCCAGTCGTATGAATGGCGAGAGTATCGGCCAAGCCATCGATGAAGATATGCTCGAGGAGATGGTCAGAGTTTATAAAGCTCGGCGTCTAGCTGATCCGGTCATCATCGACTGGCAACACGCTACATCTCCATTTCAAGGCGGCAGTATCGCACCACCTGAAAGCGGCAATGCCCTTGGAATGATTATTGACCTCGAGCTTAGAGAGGATGGCCTTTACGCTACGCCAGCGTACAACGATAGAGGTCTAGACGTGGTCAAGAATGCCGGCGGTGTTCTCTGGTCATCTCCTGAGTTCTTAGCTGGTGAGGTCTTCGACCGTGCCGGCGGTGAAAAAATCGGTGATGCTCAGCTTTTGGCCATCACCTTAACGCCTCGGCCTGCTCAAAGCCATGACAGGATTGACCGAGTAACTTTAACCGAAAGGCTAGATGAAATGGATAATCTTGAATCCATGTCTGTTGAAGAGCTCAAGGCCGCTCTTGCCGCAAAGCACGAGATGGTCTTAGAGCTTGAGCAAAAAATCAAAGACATGCAAGCAGAGAGCGAAGCCGCGCTTGCTACTGAGGACAAGCCAGAGGACGAAGAGAAGCCTCAAGCTATGACTCAAGATGAGGACGAAGAGAAGAAGAAAGCTCAGATGTCACTCAGTGAGGGTCATCAACTATTCAGAGAGCAGATCCGAAATCTTGAGGCTCAGACAATCGCGCTAGGCGAACAACTCGCCGCTTCTGGTGCTCGTATCGAGATGCTAGAAGCCGAGAAGCGCGACATTGAGAAGCGTCAAGCAGTACGTGAGCTCCTCGAGAGCGGACGCATCACGCCAGCCGAGGAGACAGTTGTAGCCAAAGCTTTTGAGCTTCGCGAGGTTCAGCCCGAGTTTTGGCAGATGTTCACCGAGCGCTCACCTGCTTCAAGTGTTCCACTCGGCCAGATTGGACACGGGGCCAGCGGTCAAGAGATCAATAAAGCGACCGTGCACGAGGCTATCAAGGCTCTAGCGACCGAAAAGAGCGTGACCTATAGCGAAGCGCTCACAATGTATCGAACCAATAACCCAGATAACTATGCTCAAGCGTTTGGAGGCTGATCATGGCTACTACTGATAATATTTTCTCATTCGTGGCTGCTGAAGCCATCACTGAATTTGCGGCGGTCTCTGTCAACGCTGATGGAAAGATCGTCATCACAGACGCTTCTACTGATGACTCATGCGTCGGTATCGCTCAGCGCGCTTGCTCTGCTGGTGACTCTGTTGAGGTCGTCATCAATGGAGTGACCCGCGCTATTGCTGGAGCTGCTATTGCACCTGAGACCACCTCTCTCTTGATGGCAGAGCCTGACGGAAAGCTCATTCCGTTGGTATTGGGCAGCGGCAACTTCGCAATTGCTCGCATTCTTCCAAACATTAATCACCACTCACCAGCTGATGGAGACCAGATCAAGGTCGTATTCACTGGGCCTAACTACACTGGAGCTTAAGGAGTAAATCATGGCCAGTTCATATTCAAATCTTCATCCAGTAGATGAAATCCTATCCAGTCTAGTTGTCGAAGCCGTTCCAAGTGATGATCAGCTCATCGCTGATAAGTGTTTTGAGGCTATCAAGGTTCCCGAGCGTTCGGGTACACTCCTCCTCGAAGAAACCAGAAACTTTATGGGTGCTGGTGCTGGGCTTGACCTCGAGAGAGCCCCAGGGGCTAGCCGTACCTCAATCGGCGGCTTTGATCGAAGCTCAACCACTTTCAAGGCCAAAATCTACAGCGCTCAGGACTCTCTCGCGATGGAGGATATCTTTGACTCTCAATACCCTGGGAGTGAGGAGCAGCGCATCGCCAAAAAAGTTGCTCGAGTTATGAAGCTTGCGAAAGAGAAGCGCGCTGCTGATCTTCTCTTTGATGCTACGACTGCATTTGCTTCTTACACTGCATCACCAGCCACTAAGTTTGACGCGGCAGGCGCTGAGCCTCTCACGTACCTTCATGAGCTCAAGGATACCGTTTTCGCAAACGCGCACGGGATCAATCCTGACTCATTAATCTTTGGTCGTGACGTGTTCCGAGCACTGGCGCGCAATCCTGAAATCAGAGGGTACGCGGGCCAAAGCTCTGCTGGTTTCGCTTCTGGTAATCGCATCCTCAGTGATGAGGCAGTACTTCAGGTGCTCCGCGATGTTCTCGGCATCCCCAATATTCTCGTTGGGTCTGCTCGACGTGATACAGCAGTCCCAGGGGCTACCTCTTCGGAGTCGTACATCTGGAACGGCGAGACCATCTTCATGGGTATCCTTCGTGGCAGTGATGCAATCGTTCAGAAGAGCAACAATGTCAAGGCGATGCCAGTTGCGGCGCTCAACATGGAGTATGGCTCTATGATCGCGGGTCAGTATGACTCTAATGATCGCACTCGTCGCTATGTCTACGCTGAGGAAGTACACAGCTTTAAGCTCGTTGACGCTTCACTCGGCTATGTCGTCACCGACTGCTTGACCTGATAGCTTGTGAATGAGTACAGCCAGCCCATCATTCTTGCCGAGGATGATGCAGATCGAAGAGCGATCGATGATCTAACCAGACAAGCTAAAGCTCAGTCTGGGCCGATGGCTGTACTTACCAGAGCGCGAAGAGATCAACTCAAAGCTGAAGTTGCCGCAGAGCTTGATTTTGCTCGAGCTCTTCGGCGTGCTCGGCTTGAGTTACTCGACACTCTAGAGGTGGCCCTTCAAGCCTCCTCACCTCTCACAGTCGCTCAAATGACTGATGAGCAGTTGCTAGATCTGATCCTACGTGGTGGGCTCGGTCTAGCCATCGATGATTTTATTGATCAACAGGATAGGATAAGAGAAGCCGCAGAGAGAGCGCTGACAGCTGTACAGCCTGATTTCGGTTTCGCTCCTATCGCATCACAGATCGACCAGATACAAGCCACATCTGCGGCGGGTGTCTTCGATGATGTGATATTACCAGATTTCAAAGCGGCTATCAGGTCGGCTATATCAGATGTATCTCTTGATGTTCCGGTCGATGTAGCCATGAGCACCCTGAACGATAGATTAAATCGATCCGAGGGTAAGCAGCTCACCGAGGTTAAGACAAGGATCAGCCAGTATGGAAGATCAATCACGGCGGCGGCGGCTTCGGCTGCTGATCTGGATTATTATTTATATACTGGCCCTCAAGATGGGATCACTCGGCCTTTCTGTCAAGCGCTGGTGGGGCTAGTGGTGAGCTCAAAACAAATGGGCCGACTAAATAACGGCCAAGGCTTAAACGTGCTAACATCATGCGGCGGTTATAATTGCCGTCATTCATGGTCACCGGTCACCGAGGGCTTTGTTGAAGCGGCTGACCTACCCAAGGCCAAGCAGGCCGATATATTCAAGGCTAACAGAGGAGCGAGACGAAGATGAAGAAAGCAGTTAAAGGTCAAGACTTGCGTTTCACTTGGGATCCTCCGAGGCCATACAGTGGAACGCCAACGCTCACAGTCGGTTTTAGTTCAGCCTTCTCTGGCTCATTCACTCAGTCTCGATCTGATGTGACAGTGAGCGCAATAGCCAACGATAGACGCACTCTCACATTGACTGGAGATGCAGGGGCAACGCTTGAGAGAGATGAAGTCAGAGCGTTTCTGAGAACGGCTTCTGATACGTGGTTAAGCGTCAAGGTTTCTCGTCTCGGTGGAACTACAGCCATATTGGCCGAACCACTACCCAGAGAGATCAGCCTGAGTTCCAACGCTACGCTTAATCTTGCATCCAACTATGTAGATATTGACTCGGCTTATACTGCCACTAGTGGAGTATATCCATATACTATTCTGTATTCAGATGAGCTGGGAAGTGAGCACACTGAGACCGGATTAATCAAGGTCA